ACCCCGATCCTTGGTCGCTTTACCGCTATTACTGTTAATTCTTCTAGTGGATCAGTGCAGCTTGTTTTTGGATAATGAGTGTTAATCTACATAACTTAACTACAACTACTCTTGCCTCTTTTTTTAGTGGTGGTGGCGTCGGTATTCCAGCTACCGCTATCCTTGATGAAACTAATGCTGCTATTCTTGATGAGAATGGTGGCTATATCCTTGATGAATCATAATGCCTAAGCAATCTTCATATCCTACTTTTACTCCAATTGCGACTGATTACCTTTCTGGCACGGATGACCCCAGCGGCACTCCTGCTCATGGTAATGTCGAGATTAATTCTGCCCTAGCCAATCTCCTTGCCAGCTTGATTACTGATGTCAATGGTGCTAATCAGTTAGCTCAACTTAATGGGTCCGCATTGGTTTCTGTCGCCAACCTCCCTAACTCGAGCACTTCTCAGCGAGGGATTGTTCAACAGGCTACTGATGGTGAAGTTGCGGCTAGTAAGGTAGTTCAATCCAATGATAGTAGACTGCATGTTTTAAATGACGCTTCAACTGCTAATGATGAAGTCTTTAGTGCCGAGAAGATTTTAGCTCTAGTGGATTCTGTTACTGCTGGTATTGATCACAAAGATCCCGTAGTCACAACCACTGAAGGTGAGGGCAATATCACATTATCAGGAGAGCAGACCTTAAATAGTGTCTTAACCTCTGCCTCTAGGGTTTTGGTTACAGAGCAAACCGATGCCAGTGAGAATGGTATTTACATCACCGACTCTGGATCTTGGACAAGAGCAACTGATTGCGATGAGGATGCTGAAGTCACTAATGGTTTAACAGTGTATGTAACAGATAGTAATAGTGATAAATATGGTTATCATTATGTTCTCACTACATCTGATCCGATTACAGTTGGAACTACTGTTTTAAGTTTTGCTGAAATTCCTCTTGTTGCTGTTAGCCATACTCATAGTGCATCGGATATTACAGACGGAGAAACAGTATTTAAAAGTGTCAGAGAAGATACGTGGCAAAATGCTATTGATTCTGCAAGTGATGGATTATTTAGGACTACAGACTCTAATGAGTTCATTTCTAAATTTGGAGATTCTATATCTAAACTTTCACTTAAAGGCTTAGATATATCAAGCACTCCCCCTGGAGCTTTGCAATATCAAGGATTAGGTCCACGGGTTTCAGGCTCAGGTTCTCTTATGTCCGTTTTCGGTAATAAAGGTTATTTAATTGATTTTGCTACTAGAACTAAATATCAGTTTGTTTTTTCCTCTATTGATAAGTATGAAGCTTTCGATGTTGAAGGAGCTTTAGACGGAGATAACTTACTAGGTTTAGGAACATCTGAAAATTATTCCCTCATTACAGGTAATAGTGATTCAGGCGCAGGTTTTCCTTTAGCCCGTAATATGCAAATATTAAGTGCAGGAGCTTCTCCTCCTCCTATTATATTAGCAAGTAAGGGGGATACCCCTGCAGCAAAGCTTTATGATAGAACCCCTACTAGAGTTCGTAGCTTTGTTGGAGATATTTCAGAATTTTCTTTATATGCGACAGTGGGGGAAGAAGGTTTTAATAACATAGCTCCTTCTTCTATTTTAGACGCTGATGGAGATGAGTTAGATTCTAATTTAACTCAAGATAAGAAGTTTCTTTGCGTTAAAAGTGCTGGCAGAGTTTTAGATGGAACAGATCACACTTTAGGCATAACTTCAGCAAATAATTTAGGAACTATCCGTTTTACGGTATCTGGAATAGATTTAACACAAGAACTTAGTGTAGGAGATCATATTTTAGTATTTGGCAGTAATGGAACCTCCTGTAACGGGAAACACAGAATTACTGCTATTTCTTTCAGTACCGACACTACAATAGATGTCAATACCGATCATCAAACAGGAGACGCTACTACGGGAAAACTTAGAGCTATGGCTAGATTGGAAAAAATAACCTCAACAGCAATTTAACACTCAACAACAATTTAACACTCAACAACAACCTAACATTTAACTAATTAAGTAAAATGGACGCTGAATTATATTTAAACTTAACTATTGGAGGCACTGGAGGAGCAGGAACAGAAGGAGATCCTTATAGATCATTTGCAGATGTTCCGACTTATACTGGAGGAGCTGATAGAAATATTCTTGTAATTGGAGATTCCACTATTTCTGGTACTCAAACAATTAAAGGAGGTTATAACTACTTTGCTAGATCTTTACAGGAAATCTCGTCCACAACCTCTGAGGGGGTTTTCGGAGTAGATAACGTAGCTTACGATACCACTTTTAATACTCTTGCTTTTAATGGACGCTGGAACGACACGAACGATAACCTGAATTTAATAACAGCGACAGATTGTCGATTTAGGCGTTCAATGGTAGCGACAAGTAGATTTTTCTATATACATAGAAGCTTTTCAATGAAGTTTTGCTGGATTTCTGGAGCCTGTACTTCTCCTGGCAATAATCAAAGTATATTTTTACAAGCTAGCCTTGGAAACAACGGCCCTTTTCCCGTTTTTACTATGGATAGGTGTAGTATGTATCTGAAAGCGAGCGGGATTGACGGATCAGAGACCATCTTTACTGGAGCCTACTTTACGTCGAAGTTCTTGAACGGTATCGCTCAAATAATCGACGTAAACGGGCAAGTAAGTGCTTCTACGACTGGTACGTTGTCAACGGGATCTTATTCTTCTAATGATGATGTAATTCTTGGAACAAACCTGAACGAGGATATAGGTTTCATAGACCCTGAAAATCATAATCTAGAATTAATTGATTCGAGCAAAGTTCTCACGCTGTAATGAATGTAAAGCTCTGCAAAGATCACTTCTAAAGATATGAGCGATCAAGTTGATATAAAAGATCTTTATAAATTAATGAATGATTTCCGTGAAGAGATTAATCATAAATTACAAGCTATGGAGGATCGAGAGATTAATAGAGTTAAAGATCTTTACGATCATATTGATAGGCAGATCGAAAAGTCTATTAATTCATTAAAATCCGATCTTGAAAAGAAGGCCGATAAGGATCTATTTGACCAGCATGTTGTTACTAATAATCAGCGTTTTGATTTTATCTGGAAGGTTTTATTTGCTGTAGGTGGTTTGCTTGCTGTTCCTACTATCGGTTTAGTCTTTAATGCCTTTCTTAATAAATGAAGGTTTACGAAACACCATTTAAGTTTTATAACAATCCTGCAAAGAAAGAACTTTGTGGTTCGGATTTTAATGTATTACTAGATAACCTTTCTACTACTCATGGTACAGTTCTTCGTGGCTTCACTAATGATGGGCCTTCAGTTAATCCTTATCCACTTCGTTTATTTGTCCAGCCCAGAGAGTTTCCTCTTACTGGTGACTGGCATGATGGAGCTTGTCTTGGAATACTCACCCCTTCTAATAATACTAATATTAAATATTCTCGCTTTACGGCAGACGCATTTTTATATGATGCGTTCATTAGAGAAGGGTTGATGCGTATTGGTGCTGAACTCGATTCCCTCCGTGATGAACTTGATATTAAAGAGTGGAATAGATTGTTTAGGAAGAAGTATAAACGCATGATGCGTAAAGCTCTCGCTGCTTGGCTAGGTGTCCAGATTGGTGCTAGGACAGGCTACAAGACAGTAATTCCAGAGCATATTAAGGAAGCTGCTATTGAAGAATTTGCTTATCATATTGACAAGAAACCTTCTGAATGCTTTTTTGATAATCTAACCCAAACTGTAAAACTTAAATGAAATCACTAATCCTTATTGCTATTTTCTCGTTCTTTACTGGCTGTATGACTTTCACTGCTGGCCCTAATGGTGAGGTTGATATTAAGCTTAAACTTCCACAGAAGGATAATGAATAATGTTTAGCGATTTATTTGAATGGGTTACTGATACCTTCTTTGGTTCTTCTGCTAGGGCTACTGCTACTGCTACTGCTGTTTCCGCAGTAGCTAGTTATGCTAGTGCTCGCAACCAAAGGAAAGCTTTAAACCAATTAGCCCCTAGTGCTATTAAGGTTTCGGCTCCACCTGCTCCAGTTAAATTTGGCCAAATGGCTACTACAATACCAAGAAGTGGCACATCTAAAACAAGGAAACATAGATCTTTTCTTGCTTCTGGTAATGAGCCTACTGGTCTCTTATCATGAATAATAAAGTTAAAGCTCTTTCTAATTATCTTGATCAGTGCAAGACTCGCCGCTCTCAATGGGAGAGCGATTGGCGTGATATACGTGCATTGGTTCATGTTAATGCTAATGATTTTAATAGCAATATTGCTAGCCACACTGTAGATATACATGATGGCACTGCTCCCTGGGCGTTGGAGCAGTTTGCTGCTGGTTTACATAGTCATATTACTAATCCCTCTAATCGTTGGTTTGATCTTGAGGTCGCTGGAGTGCCTAGAGAGCTTATTGACGATTGGGATACTCTTGAGTGGCTTGAGGATACAGCTTCTGTTATCTGGTCTCATTTTACCTCGGCCTTTGCTAAGCTTGACCAAACGCTTCATGAGTCTTACTTAGATATTGGTTCGTTTGGTACTGGTATTATTTATCAGCAGTGGGATGTGGTATCTAAGACTTGGGTTTTTATGTCATGTCCTCTCGCTGACTGTTGGATAGGGGAAGATTCTAATGGCTTTATTGATACTGTCTTTAGAGTCCGCAGGATGAATAAGTTCCAGATACTTGATAAGTTTGGTTTTGAGAATACCCCTAAGAAGATTAAAGATGAAACTGATTCTTCCCATTGCTTTGATATATATCATTGCGTTAAACCTCGTCGTCGCTCCAATTTTGAGCGTGTACGTAATACTAATATGCCTTATGAATCATCCTGGTTTTCTCCTGATCTTGGGCATATGTTCCTTGAGTCTGGTTTTGATCAGTTCCCTTATTATGTGACTAGATGGACTAAGCTTGCTGGTCAGTTGTACGGTCGTTCACCTGCCCATACCTGTTTGCCTACTATTCGTATGATTAATAAGACTGAAAAGGTTATTCTCAAGGGAGCAGAGAAGATGGTTGATCCACCTATTCAGCTTGTTAGTGAAGGATTTCTTCTTCCTATACATACTGTTCCAAGTGGTTTAATTTTTCGTGAAGAAGGTACAGATCCAGCAGAGCCTCTTCTTACTGGTGGTCGCCCTGATATTGGGTTAGAGATGCAGGATCAGAAGCGTGAGCATATTATTAAATGCTTCTATGTTGATTGGATTTTGCAACAGAAGAACTCCACCCAGATGACCGCTACCGAGGTTATGGATCGTCGTGATGAGAAGCTCAGAATGATGGCTCCTATGACTGGTCGTATTGAATCTGAGATGGCTGGTCCTATGGTGAAGCGATCTGTTATTGACGCTATTAAATATAATTTAGTTCCGCCGCCACCTGATTTTATTCTTAGCCGTGGCCTTGATGTTTCTTATACGTCTCCAGCTAATCAGGCACAGCGTAATGCTAAGAATATGAATACCAGACGTTTTATTGAAGGCATTGTTCCTCTTGCTGATATTAAGCCTGATGTTCTTGATGCTATTGATTTTGATGTTTTTGTTCAGGAGCAGGCTAAGAACTCTAACTCTTCACCAAAGATCATGCGTCCTCCTAGAGAGATAGCAGCTATACGTGAACAGAATGCACAGAAGCAAAACGCACAAGAGGGTGTTGCTGCTGCTAGGGAGGCTGCTGGTGCTACTAAGGACATGGCCCAGGCTCAAGCTTTACTACAAGGATGATTACACAAGAAGAACAAATAGAACAAGTAAGAACTCAACGTGAGGAATTGGATAGAGCCTATCGTAGTGTTTTTAATTCTACTAATCCTGATGCTAAGTTGGTGCTTGAAGATATGAAGAAAGGATGCTTTTATTATAAAACTACTTTTGTTAAAGGCGATCCTCACCATACTTCTTTGAATGAGGGTGCTAGGCTATTCCTATTATCCCTTCTTGATAAAATAAAATAACAGAAACCAAAATGAAATTAAGAACTCCATTATATGATATTGTCGGTGACGGCGGTGACGGTGGCGGCGGCGGTGATGCTGGTAGCTGGAAAGATTCTCTTCCAGATGACATTAAAACCGATGTCTCCCTTAATGATATTAAAGATATTAGCGGCTTAGCTAAGTCTTATATCCATTCACAGAAGCTCATCGGTGTTAATAGGATACCAGCACCTAGCGATAACTGGTCTGATGATGATTGGGATAATCACTATAAATCACTTGGTAAACCAGAAGATCATAAGGGCTATTCTCTTCCTGATCTAAAGACTCTTGAGGATGTCCCTGAGACATTTACTCTTGAGGACGGTTCTACTGATAAGTTTGCTGAACTTTTACATAAGCATGGTATTTCTAAGCGTCAGGGTGATGCTATTATGAAAGAGATCCTCGAGACTAGCATCAATGAGCATCGTGAGTCTCTTGCTAACCATGAAACTAAGGTCAATAATGCTGTAAATGAGCTTCGTAATGCTTATGGCGATGATTATGACGCTAATATTACTATTGCTAATGAGCTTATTCGAAAGTTTGGAAATGATGAGTTTAGTGATTTTCTTAAAGAATCTGGCCTTGGAAACGATCCACGCATGGTCAAGGTTCTTGTTGATATAGGTAAGAACTTTATGGAAGATGATGGTCGTGGTGGAGCACCTCGCTTAGATATTGGTGGTGCTGCTGGTGCTCAAGCTGAAATTAAACGCCTTATGGTTGACAGGGACTTTATGGACGCCTTAGGCAATAGATCTAATGTTGGTCATAATGCTGCTGTTGAACGATGGTCTAATCTTCACCAAGTAGCTTATCCAAAAGCTTCTTGACAATTTATTTATGTATGGTATTTTTGCAATAAGATTAGGGTAGCTTCACTGGTCCTAATCCCTGCATTCATCGGGTCCGAAAGGGTAGCTCAAAAAAAAAGTAAACCTTAATTAAAAACTGAAAAATGTCTCAACAAATTGATACTGCCTTATACAATACGTATAAGAACAACATCGAGATACAGTTCCAACAAAAAGGCTCTCGCTTGCGACCTTATGTTACTGAGGAATCTCAGTCTAGTGAGTTTGAGTTTTACGACAGAATTGGACCTGTTGATGCGGTCGAGATTAAAGACCGCCACGGTGATACACCGTTATTGGAAACGCCTCATTCTCGTAGGCGTATTGGCCTTCGTGACTTCGATTGGGCTGATTTAATTGATAAGGAGGACAAGATCCGTCTTCTTAATGATCCTACATCTTCTTACGTACAGAATGCTGTTTACGCATTGGGTCGTAAGGTTGATGATGTTATCATTGAGGCTATGGATGGAACTGCTTACACTGGTAAAGATGGCTCTACTACACGCAGTTTTGAAGCTGATGGTGGTATTACTGTTAGTGCTTCTAGTGGCATGTCTGTTGCTGCCCTTCTTGAGATTAGAGAAAAGATGCTTGAGCAGGAGCAGATTGAAGATGGCCAAACTATCATTATGGCACTCTCTATTCGTGAGATTAACCAAATGCTTGCTCTTGAAAAGGTAACAAGCTCTGATTATGCTACTGTTAAGGCATTAGCACAGGGGCATATTGATACCTTTGCTGGATTTAAGTTTATTCGCACTCAGCGTCTTCCTTGGACAAAAGCTACAAGTACCCGTACTTGTTTTGCTTGGGTTCCTCATGGAATTTGCCTTGCAATGAATCAGGCAGTTGATCTTAGTATTGATCGTCGCCCCGACAAGCGTAATGCTTGGCAACCCTACGTTAAGGGTCACTTTAACGCATCTCGTATGTGGGGCGAAATGGTCTGCAAGATCAGCGTCGGTCCCGCATCTTAATAGAAAGGAGGTAAAATAAAATGGCTATTCAATATTCTGCCCCTTTACAGGCATTAATTAACGCTCGTTCTAGTGGTGCTCGTGCTCCATTTGATCGTGGTGATCTTCGTGGTCGTCTTCGTGCTTGCTCTGCTATGGTAAGAGTCGAGAACGCAGTTGACGCTAGTGCTGGTGATGTAGTTGGTTTCTTCGAGTTAGAGCCTGGTATTCGCCTTATGAGCGTAAACCTTAAGGCTTCTCCAGTTGTTAATACTGGTGTTAATATTGCTGATTTTGAGCTTATTGCTTATAATCCAGCAGACCCAACTAACACTAACAAGCATGTGGTTCTAGTGCCTCAGCTTACACCTCATTCCAATACTGCTGGAAATAATACTGTTGGTGATACTGGTGGTACTATTATGCCAGAGGTCGCTGCTCAGTTGGCTCGCCAATTTCCTTTGGAAGTTGGCTATGACACTGGAGGCACTGACGTTTACTGGAATCCTAAGCTCGTTCAGCTTAAGCCTAGTGCTTATGCATGGGATTTGCCTGGTGCTTATTCCCCTGGAACTTCTGGTGTAGTTGGCGAGCGTGTTCTTGATGGCGGTGTTTACTACAAGTGCGTAGAGAGTTATAATTCTACTGACTCTACATTTGCTGCTGACTTGGCTGCTGGCTATTGGGAACGTGTTAGTGATACATATTCCTATGTGAATGGTGATTACGTGATTGATTCTAATGAAGTCTATCGTTGTAACACTGATCACGTAGCAGTAACATCGTTCGCTACTGGTTATGCTGCTGGCTACTGGACTCAGGAGTTCGGCATTATCGACATTAGCGATGCTTGCCCTGTGCCTGACGGCGTTAGTGGCGTAAATCCTGGCTCTTTTGGAGTTGGTATTCGTGGTGTATCTGGTACAGTGGACTTCGCTGCCGATGCAATGCTTCAACTTAACTTAACTTATCTTCACGAGTAATCGTGTTGGGTTCTGTTAATAATCATCAACCTGCTAGGGGTCGTCCAACGGCCCCTAGCAATTTTTATTATGGCTACAGAGTTAGAAATTGTTAATGCTGCGTTGCTTCATTTGGGGCAGATGAGTGTCACAAGTGCTGAGTACACTACTGGCACTAAGAATAAAGCTTTAAAGGTTATTAAAGAAAGGATCGCTAATCTTAAGCGAGCTTTTTTGCGTAGGCATCCTTTCAATTGCTCGGTTAGGCGAGCATTTGGTATGCCTCTTTATAACACTGTAACTATTACTGTAGAGTATCCAGATGAAACTACAGAAGATGATGTTCTTACTTATCAATCTACTGATGTTGGTTATGAGTCTAGTAATCGTGAGTGGACTGGCACTAATTATGGTATTCGCAGGGATACCAATGGGCGTTGGACATTCATGGATGATACCCTTACTACTACTTACAATTACAACGACAAGCATAAGTCTTTCTCTTGCCAGTCGCCTATTTTGTTTGAAGAGAAGACATGGAACACTGATTGGGATGAAACGGATACTGCCATCCGCAGAATAACTGCTATTAGTTATGATGACCTTAACGACTCTTCTCGAAGTGTTCATGGTTACGGCTGCCGCATTCTTAAGCCTGTTACTTATGGAGTGTCTACCCGACCAGTTCGTTTCCTTAATGCTCATACAGCAGACAAAAGAGACTTTAGAGCTGAAGGTGATTATATTCATATTAGTGAACAGCAACATGAGTTTTCTTATATAGAGGATATTGATTACTCTTCTTTTGACGATCTTATGGCAGAGGTGTTTCCATTTTATCTTGCTTATCATTTATCATGGAGTATTGAGCAAGATAAGGAACATTTACAGATGCTTGAATCTATGCTTAGGAGGTCTTTAAGCACTGCTCGTACTATTGATTCTCAAGAGGATGGTACTTATGATCTTGATGTAGATGCTTTTTATAGCGATCGTTATGGCCCAACAATTTATGACGCTCGCAGACTTTCTTACAATACTACTGGAACCCCTCGATGAGTAGTACTAAACCAACTCAATCTAATTTTTCTGCTGGTGAGATTGCTAGCAATCTTCTTGGCCGTATAGATCATGAACGCTACCAGAACGGGATTCTTAGAGGTGAGAACTGTGTAGTTACCCCACAGGGCAGCCTTAGTAAGCGTAATGGTACTAAGGCTGTCCATGCTTTTAATGTTACAGATGAGGATATTGCTCTATCATTTGGAGATGGCCGTTCAGAGGTTACTGGTTGCCGCACTATCCCCGTTGTCTTTTCAGCAACAGAAGCTTACGTTCTTATACTGGTAAAAACCACAACTGGAGTAAAGGGGTATATTTACAGTAATAATAACCTTGAATTACTTAAGTATCAAACCAATGATGATGAGGTTAAGGTTGTCAATGGAGTTATTCAAGTTGAGGTTCTTACTATTCCTAATTGGAATAATAATGGTACAATTACACTTGATTCTAACACTTACTTTTTTGATCACAGGCTTGGTAGTTCTAGTGTTAGTCATGTTGGCTCTAATTTCTTTAATGGTTCATCCTCTTTAGGTTATCTTGTTAATAGGGTAACTGGTGATAGGTATGAGTTTCCTGGCCGTCCTGGCTCTTTTGTTTTTGCTGAAAGGCAAAAGAAATATAGATTTACATCAAGGAAGCCATATACACCAGCTAGGTGGTATATGGGTGCAGGTGAGTCATCAGGGTCACTGTCTACAATAAGATGGACATATTCAAGTCTTGATGGTAGTGATTTAGACTTTCCGACTACTGGCTGGAGCCTTACCGATGGTAATACTATTGGCAGCAATCAGACTTGGGGACTATCTCAGGAGACAACTAGGTTTGTTGCTAATACCGAAATAACAATAGGTGATGGTTTTTCTTTCTCTTATTCTGCTTCTGAATTAAATGAAATAGATTATGTTGTTTATGATGGTTCATTGATACTTACTCATAGGAATCATAAGCCTATAGTTATATCTAGGGGGCTAAAAGGTAATACTGTTTCTGGTGTTGATGATTGGAGGCAATGGACAGCAAGAGTCTTTTCCTTTAGTGATGGCCCTTATCTTGAGTCATCTAAAGGCAAGCAGCTTCCCCTTGGTGGTAATTTTTCTCAATCCAATGATAGTATATCATTAAGGCTTAAGAAAAACTCAGATGTTTCAATAGTAATAAGCAATAAAACAGCATTAATTGAATCTCATACTAATTTAGCTATTGGTGATTTTGTAGAGTATTCAAACAACTCAAATATATTATTAGGTTCAGTTGTTTCTCTTCATTCTATCGCTAAGGGCGAGCTTTATCTTGAGTCATATAATCCTATAGCTATCAATGTAGATGATAAGGCTATTATTGAGTCTGATCACACTTCTATTGAGAATGTTACTATGCTTTTTAGCGATACGGCAATATGGTCTAAATCGCTTGAGGGTAATTACATTAAGCATAGTCAGCGAAATGTGTCGGGTGAGATAGAATCTACTTGGTTTAGGATTGATAGATATGTTGGTCAGAAAATTTTTAAATCAAGTCATACTGATGGTGAGAATACCGTAAGAACCTGGCAGGCTAAAGATGCTGCTGGTGATTATAATATGCTTCAGAACCAAACTGAAGTCATTATGGATGCTATTGAAGTAACTGCTGTTACTGGTGAGGTTCATTACTTGACATCAGGTAAGAGTCCCACTGGTGTTCATATAGATGACTACAATGCTCCCATTTGGGCTACAGGAGTATCATATTCGGTAGATGATTGGGTTTATCAAAATAATTTTTACTATAAGTGCTTAGTTGCTCATAGTTCTTCTGTTTTTGCTAATGACCTCACTGCAGGTAATTGGACTCAAGGAACAATAGAATCTCTTCCTGACGGTGAGTCTCTTTACCTTAAGGATAGGGTTATATCCTATAATATAACTTCTGATAAGGAAGTATTTCACTACACTAGAGACAAGGGTAGGTTTATTAGAGTTGAGCTTAATGGCGAGAAGGCTTGGGGAAGGATATATGAAATCATTCCTGATAGTGAGGCTACTGAATGGGTAGCAGCTACATCTTATTCAGTAGATGACAGAGTTATTAATGACGGTAAATATTATAATTGTGAATCCGTACACACATCAGGTGTCTTTTCCACTGATCTAGATTCAGGAAAATGGGTCCAGATATATAATTCATCAGAAGTTAATGTTAAATTTGACATTGCCCCTCCTGTAGTCAAAAATGGTAAGGAACAGTTTTCTACTAATATATGGCAGTTTGGCTGTTACCATGATGCTTCTGGCGAAACTGATGATGATGATGAGGCTAATTACCCTTCAGTCGTTGAAGTTATTGATGATCGTGTCTTTTTTGGCGGAGGTAATCTTACTCCTGATTTATGGCATCTTAGTTCATCTAATGATTACAGAAACTTTGGCCCTACTGATGAGTTTGGCGAAGTCTTAGCCACTTCTGCTATATCATACAGGCTGCCTACTGGTGCTGGTATGATTAAATGGGTGTCATCTGCCCAGAATCTTATTATAGGAACTACAACAGGCGAATATAAGGTAGCAGCTTCAGAAGATCTTGCTACTCTTGCTCCGACTAATATTTATGTTAGAAAGCAAACCGATTTTGGAAGCTTCTCTAATTCTGCTCTCACTATTGATGGCAGTATTATCTTCATTGCTGCTCCAGGAAAGGCAATTAGAGAACTTACTTACTCCTTTCAGAATGACAGTTACAGATCTGTTAATATATCTGTCGTTGCTCAACACCTTTTTAGTAATGCTGATCCCATTCAGGATATGGCTTACATTTCACATCCTAATAATCTTATTCTCTTCAGGACTAAGCGTGGTCGTCTTATTGCTTTGACCTATGATAAAGAGAACAGGATTGTTGCTGCTTGCCCTTGGAGTATTAGTGGGCTTAAGCCCTATACCTCTACTCCCGCTGGTGGCATAGGTGATTATGAGACTACTGTTTGGGCTGCTAGTACTGAGTATCTCTTGGGTGATACTGTAATGCATAATGGTATGTATTTTCAGTGCGTACAAAGGCATACTTCTGCTGTTTTTTTTGAAGCTGACTATGTTACTAATAACTGGGTTCATACTGGAGCACCTGTTATATCTCTTTGTTCTCTTCCTGCTAATGATGGAAGGTCATCTGACAAGTTCTTTATGGCAACTTATCGCAATGCTTCATATAGGATTGTTACGGATGATGATCATAGTTCAGATATTCTAACTCCTTCTGATTCTGATTTCCTATGCTTAGAGATCCTTGAGCCTTATTCTACTGATTTATCTGACTCATATTACGAAAGCAATACTGCTAATAATAAAAATCATTTAGACTTTCACATAAAGATGGAAGATAGGATTGATGGCAGCTTTGCTATGCCTTATCAAGCTAACCCTGCTTTAGTCTTCCTTGATATAACTGATCTTGAGACGAGCACATCTGGATTTAATTCTCACCTTAGTACAATATTTCAGGCAATAGCAGCAGAAGGTGCTTATGCCTCCCTTGAGGGCATATCCTCTTCTATTTTTGCTGTAAAAGCTCCCAGTGTTAGTAATAGGCCATCTACAACCGATAATGCTTTTGTCTCTCAATCCGATGAATTGCTAATTATCCTTGATGATCTTCATGCTATGAGGAACTCTTTGTATGGTAGTAATTATGACTCTTATGTAAAGATACGTGGCGGTGGTGCTCAGTATTCCCATAATGAGGGTAGCATAATTACTGGCCATTCCCTTGGCTTCACCTTTCCTTGTGTCATTACTCCTCTCCCACTTGAGTTTATCGGCTCAATCGAAC